ATGTTCGAACGCTTCTTGTGGCGGGCGCGGCGGAGGGCTGTGCCTGAGGTCAAGGCCAGTGCGGCGGGGCCGTTGATCGCGATGCATGCGCAAGGGCGGCCGCGCTGGACGCCGCGCGACTATGGCGGGATGGCGCGCGAGGGGTTCATGCGCAATCCGGTCGCCTATCGCGCGGTCAGGATGATCGCCGAGGCCGCCGCCAGCGTGCCGTTCCTGCTGTATGAAGGCCAGGCCGAGCTGGACGAGCATCCGCTGCTGGCCCTGCTGGCGCGGCCCAATGCGGTGGAGACGGGCGCGGCGCTGATGGAGCAGGCCTATGCCGGGCTGCAGATCTCAGGCAACGCCTATGTCGAGGCGGTGCGGCTGGAGGGCATCCCCCGCGAACTCTATGCGCTGAGGGCCGACCGGGTGCGGGTGGTGCCGGGGCCTGATGGCTGGCCGGAGGCGTTTGTCTATGCGGCTGGCGGTCGAGAGGCGAGGCTGGAGCGCGCCGACGTGCTGCACCTGAAACTGTTCCACCCGGCGGATGATCACTATGGCCTGTCTCCGCTGGAGGCGGCGGGGCAGGCAGTGGATCTGCACAATGCGATGGCGGGGTGGAACAAGGCGCTGCTGGACAACGCCGCCAGGCCCAGCGGGGCGCTGGTCTATCGCGGCGCGCCGGGGGCTGAGGCGCTGAGCGATGACCAGTTCCAGCGGCTGAAGGACGAGCTGCTGGAGGGGCATGTGGGCTCGCGCGCGGCGGGGCGGCCCATGGTGCTGGATGGCGGGCTGGAGTGGCGGCCGATGAGCCTGACGCCGTCGGAGATGGATTTCGAGAACGGGCGCAACGCTGCGGCGCGCGACATCGCGATGGCGTTCGGCGTGCCGCCCATGCTGCTGGGGATTCCGGGCGATGCGACCTATGCCAATTATGGCGCGGCGAACCTGGCGTTCTGGCGCCAGACGGTTCTGCCGCTGGTCGGGCGGATGGCGGGGGCGCTGACCGCATTCCTGGGGCCGTCATTCGGCGAGGGGCTGAGGCTGGGATTCGATGCCGACGCGGTGCCGGCCTTGTCGGCGGAACGCGCCGCGCTGTGGGCGCAGCTTGAGGCGGCCAGCTTTTTGAACCGAGACGAGAAGCGCGTGGCGGCGGGGTATGGGGTGGAGGCATGAGCATGACCGAAACAGTGAAGCTGGACCGCCGCGTGCCCATCGCCGTGGTGCTGACGCTGGTGGCGCAGACGGGGGCGGGGCTGATGTGGGTGGGGGCGGCGGACGAGCGGCTGTCTCAGGTGGAGCAGGCGGGTTCGGCCGAGCGGCTGGCGCGGCTGGAGGAGCAGGTCATCGCGATGCGGGTGACGGTCGAGCGGGTCGAGCGCAAGCTGGACTCGCTGAACGCCGGGGGGCGGTGATGGCGGATGTCTTCCGGTTTTCCAGGCGCGGATCGGGCCGGCGGGCGGTGGCTGATGCGCTGATCGAGACGCGAGCGGATGGCTGGTTCGAGGGCTATGCCAGCCTGTTCGGCCAGCCCGACAGCGCGGGCGACATCGTGGCGCGCGGGGCATTCAGGCGGTCGTTGAAGGCGCGGGGGGCTGGCGGCGTGAAGCTGCTGTACCAGCATGTTGCGGCCGAGCCGATCGGCGTGTGGACCGAGCTGTACGAGGACGCCGTGGGGCTGTTCGCGCGGGGGCGGGTGCTGACCGAATTGTCGCGTGGCCGCGACGTGCTGGCGCTGATGCGCGAGGGCGCGCTGGACGGTCTGTCGATCGGCTTCAAGACCGTCCGGGCACGGACGGATGCCGCAACGGGCCGCCGGACGATCTTCGACGCGGATCTGTGGGAGGTGTCGGTGGTGACGTTCCCGATGCTGGAACGGGCGCGGGTGACGCGGGTGGGGTGAGGGTGGCGGCAATGCCAGGTTCGAGCCATTGAAGACATCGGGTAGTCATGCGAGAGAATCGGGTATTCTGCTTGGCTATGGAGAGTGACAGTTGAGCGGTATTTCTGGCGGCTTCATAACTTGGATCGCAATGACTGGCCTGGTTATGGCTGGACTGTGTTCCCTGATTTCTCTGGTAACGCGTCACTTCTTTTTTGGTACTTGGCTGGTCATCGCTACGACGTCCCTGATGTTTTTTCTGGTTTTGTTTGCATTAGGGTCTGGAATGGCTCAGAGGGACTTTCGGATAGGTGTAGTGCTCCCTTATGCCTTAGTGGCATTTGCTATCGCGTCGGCTTGGTTGATTGCCATGAAAGTGGGGGTGCGACATCGCTGACCCTCAATCGACCCATGAAGCTATGCAAGGCAAAGATCACGACCCTGTGGCGGACATGCTGGCGAAAGCCGGCATTGGCGCGGAGTCTTTCTCGGTCCAGTTCGAGCAGGATTTGCAGGAAGACATCGTCACGATCTCGGCTGGCAGGTTGTCCGAAGAACAGCTGGCATTTATTCGCGACAACAGCGCCTACCTGACCATTGTCTTCACCGATCCGAAAAACGCCGATTGGTGGCGAGAGACGAAAGCTGCAGAAGTGCGCGCCTTTGGCAAAGTGCGCGCAGCGGAGTTGCGCCAGAGACTTCTCGCATTGCCGGTCTTCGATCCTTGCTCTGAAAAGCTGGAGACTTTTGTCCAGAAAATCGAGCACTATTGCGGGCTGGAGCCAGGAGCAGCGAAATTGACTGATGACGGTCGCACTGTTCTCGTCAGAGGGACAAATCTCGTTATCGGCCAAGTGACCGTGTTGATGGACGCGTTGACTGCGGCACTGGAGGAGCACGACATCCGCATAATGGTGATCGCCGAGGAGGCGAGGGAGTAGGTCCTATATCCTGACCACGCGAATCTCGGTCGGGAAGTCCTCCAGTGACTGAATCAGTTCGGCGAACTGCATGACCTCTTCAAGCGTGTCGTCTGCATGGCTGGACGCCGCGATGAAGCGACTTTCGTCCCAGTCGTGGGTGCCGTCGCCGACGGTGATCTCGCCGATGATGTCCATGATGCGATCGCATCCCTCGCCGACTGTGGCGACGTGACAAACGTTCTCGCGAATGCAGGTCTCGACAAACTCGTCGAGAAGGCTTTCGTCCGAGAGGGGTGTTTGCAGGATGAAGATCGGGCGGCGGGTCATGCCTGCAGAGTAGACGGCCCTGCCGGTCGAACCAACCACAACCACACTCCAGGACGGCCAGCACCGAGCTTGCGGCCCCTGGGTCCCGGGTCGGCTTAGCGTCGCTACTCCGCCCGGGACGACGTCTAAATTCAACAGGAGAAAGAGATGAACATGGCATCGGGGGCTTCGGCTCCGGAGACGAAGGCGTTTGGGCGCGCGGATGGCGTCGAGGCGCTGATGGAGAGCTTCGAGGCGTTTCGCGAGGCGAATGACGAGCGGCTGGACCAGATCGAGGCGAAGCTGAGCGCCGATGTGGTGACGGTGGAGAAGGTCGACCGCATCAACCGCGCGCTCACCGAGCAGAAGGCGGCGCTGGACCGCATGGCGCTGGAGGCGCGGCGTCCGCAGGTCGGGTCGCCCCGCGCGACGCCGGAACGCAGCCAGGCGTTCGGGGCCTATATGCGCAAAGGCGACGCAGCCGCGCTGGAGGTGAAGGAAGACAAGCTGACCGCCGGCACGCTGACCGAAGGCGGGTATCTGATCCCCGAGGAGGTCGAGCGGCGCATCGACAGCCTGCTGGCCGAGGTATCGCCCATTCGCGGCATCGCGACGGTGCGCCAGATCGCGGGGGCGAGCTTCCGCCTGCCTGTCAGCCGCAATGGCTTCGCCAGCGGCTGGGCGGCGGAAACAGGGGCGCGGGCGCAGACCGACACCGCCGACATGTCGATGGTCGAGTTCCCGGCGATGGAGCTGTACGCCATGCCGGCGGCATCTCAGACGCTGCTGGACGACGCGCTGATCGATGTCGAGCAGTGGGTGGCCGAGGAGGTGCAGCATGCCTTCGCGGCGCAGGAGGGCGCGGCCTTCGTGAACGGCGACGGCACGAACAAGCCGAAGGGCTTCCTGGACTACACCAAGGTGCCGGAGGGGTCGTGGAGCTGGGGGAATATCGGCTTCACGCTGTCGGGCGGGGCGGGGGCGTTTGCGGCGTCTGATCCCGCCGACCGGCTGATCGATCTGGCCTATACGCCCAAGCAGGCCTATCGCCAAAACGGCACGTGGGTGATGAACCGCGCGACCGAAGCAGCCGTGCGCAAGCTGAAGGACGGCGACGGGAATTATGTCTGGCAGCCGGGCGCGGCGGCGGGTCGTCCGGCGACGCTGCTGGGCTATCCGGTGGTGGAGGCCGAGGACATGCCGGACATCGCGGCCAATGCCTATGCCATCGCGTTCGGCGATTTCCGGCGCGGCTATCTGATCGCCGACCGGGCGGGGGTGCGGGTGCTGCGCGATCCGTTCTCGGCCAAGCCCTATGTGCTGTTCTACACGACCAAGCGCGTGGGCGGCGGGGTTCAGAACTTTGAAGCCATCAAGCTGATGAAGTTCGCGGCGAGCTGACCCCATGGCGATCTTCAAAAAGGTGACGCCACCGGCCGAGGAGCCGGTGGCGCTTGGCGACGCGCGCGTTTTCCTGCGCGTGTCGGGGACGGAGGAGGACGGGCTGATCGCCCGTCTCCTGGCCGGCGCGCGCGAGCGGGTGGAGGAGGCGACCGGCCGGGCGCTGATGGAGCAGACCTGGCGGATGAGCGCGGATTTATCTGAAGGCGTGGCGCGCGGCGCGTTCACGTCGTTCCGGCTGAGGCGGCCGCCGTTCCTGGGCTTTGTCGAGGCGCGGGTGGCGAAGGCGGACGGCACGAGTGCGGCGGTGGCGCTGGACGACGTGCGGACAGAGGCCGATGCCGAGACGGTGTGGCTGAGGCTGACGGGCGCGGCGCTGGCCGGTGCGCGGGCGTGGCGGCCGGTCGAGATCGTCTGGCGGGCCGGCTATGCCGATGCCGCTGCGGTGCCGGATGCGCTGAAGACGGCGATCCTGATGCTGGTCGCGGAGGCCTACGAGCGGCAGGGCAGTATCGGCGCGCCTGAGGCTATGGCGAAAGTGGCGGGGATGATCGCCGCGTTTCGCGTGAGGCCGCGATGAGCCTGTCGCGGGGGCTGATCGCCGCCGTGGTGACGGCGCTGCGTGGCGACGAGGGCGTGCAGGCGGTGGTGGGCGAACGGGTGTTCGGCGAGGCGCCGGCGTCGGCGGTGTTTCCCTATGCGGCGGTGACAGGCTGGCGCACGCGGGAGTGGGGCGCGGGGGCGACACGCGGAGAGGAGCTGGTGCTGACGCTGGCCTGTTTCGCGCGGGCCGGCGGGCGCGAGGCGGCGCTGGCGGCGGCTTATGCCTGCGCCGCGGTGATGGACGGCGCGGCGTTCGAGCTGGAGGGCGCGCGGGCCGTGGGGCTGTTCTTCCAGGACGGCGAGGCGGCGCTGGAGAAGGACCGCCAGACCTGGCGCGCGACGTCGCGGTTCAGGGCGCTGGTCGAGGCGGGGTGAGCCCCCTTCGGCGCTGCGCGCCACTTCCCCCGCAAGCGGGGGCAGCAACACATTTTGAAAGGAATTTTATCATGGGTGCGCAGCAGGGGCGGGCTTTGCTGGTGAAGATTGCGGATGGCGAGGGGTTCGTGACCGTGGCGGGGTTGCGGGCGCGGTCGATCCAGATGTCGGCGGAGGGGGCGGACGCGACCAATGCCGACAGCGAAGGCGCGTGGCGGCAGATCCTGGCGGGGGCGGGCGTGAAGTCAGCCTCGGTGACCGGGGCCGGCGTGTTCAGGGATGCGGCCAGCGATGCCGCGCTGAGGGCGGCGTTCTTCGCCGGGACGATTCCCGTGTTCCAGATCGTGGTGCCGGATTTCGGGACCATCGAGGGGCCGTTCCATATCGCAGCGCTGGAGTATGCCGGGCTGCATGACGAGGCGGCGACCTTCTCGATGACGCTGAACTCGGCCGGCGCGCTGAGTTTCGAGGCCGCGTGATGGCGAACCGGGCGAGGGGCGAGGTTGAGCTGAACTGCGGCGACAGGCGGCTGACGCTGTGCCTGACGCTGGGCGCGCTGGCGGAGATCGAGACGGCGCTGGGCGGGGATATGTCCGCCGGCATGGCGCGTCTGAAGGCGGCGGACCTCACCGCGATCCTGCGCGCGCTGCTGAAGGGTGGCGGCGAGATCGAAGCGGCGCGCGAGGTGGAGACGCTGAGGCTGGACCTGGGCGAGATGGCACGGGCGATTGCGGCGGCCTTCGCGGCGGCGGCATGAGCGGGCGCGACTGGGGCGGCGTGCTGCGTCATGCCGTGGGCGCGTTCGGAATGATGCCGGACGCGGTGTGGCAGCTGTCAGTCGCCGAGTGGCGGATGCTGACCGCAGGCGCGGTGACGCCGCTGGGGAACGCAGAGCTGGGCGAGCTGATGCGGGCGTTTCCGGATGGGGCTGGCCCCCCTTCCGGCCCTTCGGGCCACCTTCCCCCGATGGGGGAAGGCAAGACTTAGCGCGACTTCCATTTGCCTTCCCCCATCGGGGGAAGGTGCCGCGCAGCGGCGGAAGGGGGCCTTTGCGAGCCCCACCCTGGGTCGCCGAAACAGGTCCGGCGATGAGATGTCTTTGTAGTTTTCAGGCGGATGGAGAAATCGACATGACCGACGAACTGGTGCGGGTGGATGCCGATTTCAGCGGCGTGACGCGGGCGGTGGGTGAGGTGCAGGCGAGTGCGGCGCTGCTGGAGCAGGTGTTTCAGCGGTCGTTCAACGCCATTGAAACCCAGATCGGACGCGCGGCGCGGACGGGCGAGATGTCATTCCGGTCGATGGTGGATGCAGTGATCGCTGACCTGTCGCGGCTGGCCGTGCGGAGCTTCATCACACAGCCGCTGGAGGGGTTCTTCAAGGGTCTGTTCGAGTTCGGCGGCGCGCGTGCGACGGGCGGGCCGGTGGCGCCAGGGCGCAGCTATCTGGTGGGCGAGCGCGGGCCGGAGCTGTTCACGCCGTCCGGACACGGATCGATTGCGGCGTCGGGCGCGCGCGGGGCCGCGCGGCCGCAGGTGGTGATGAATGTCAGCGTGCGCGATGCGGCCAGCTTCATGCGGTCGGAGGCGCAGATCGCGGCGATGGTGGCGCGGGCGGCGGCGCGCGGGAACAGGGGGATGTAATGGGGTTTCACGAGATCGTCTTTCCCGCCGCGCTGTCGTTCGGATCGATGGGCGGGCCGGAGCGGCGCACGGATATCGTGACGCTGGGCTCGGGCGCGGAGGAGCGCAACACGCCATGGTCGGGCAGCCGCAGGCGGTATGACGCGGGGCTTGGCCTGACGACGCTGGACGAACTGCATGGCGTGATTGCATTTTTCGAGGCGCGGCGCGGGCGGCTGCACGGATTCCGCTGGCGCGATGCGTTGGATTTCCGGTCGTGCCCGCCGATGCAGGCGGTGTCGCCGTTCGACCAAGTGATCGGAACGGGCGACGGGGTGACGTCGTCGTTTCAGCTGGTGAAGACCTATGGCGATGCCGCGGGCAGCTGGTCGCGGCGGATTGCCAAGCCCGTGGCAGGGTCGGTGCGGATGGGCGTGGATGGCGTCGAGACGACGGCGTTCGATGTGGACATGACGACGGGTGTGGTGACCCTGGATGCGCCGCCCGGTCACGGAGCCGAGGTGACGGCCGGGTTTGCGTTCGATGTGCCGGTGCGGTTCGACACCGACCGGCTGGCGATCAGCCTGGCGGCGTTCCATGCAGGCGAGGCGCCGTCGATTCCGATTGTGGAGATCCTGACATGAACAGGTTTGCGCGGGCCCTGCTGAAGGCGCGGATCAGGGGCTATGCGGCCGAGATGCGGTTCTGGGCAGCCTTCGCCGAACGCCAGGGCTATCGCGGCGCAGAGCGGCTGCGCGCGATGGCGGATGACGCAGAGCGTGGCGAAAGGAGGACGGCCGATGCGTGAGGTTCCCACAGCGCTCCAGGCGCATCTGGATGGCGGCGTCACGACGCTGGCGCGGTGCTGGCGGGTGATGCTGGCCGGTGGCGAGGCGATGGGCTTCACCGATCATGACCGGGATATGGCGTTCGATGGCGTGACGTATCGCGCGGCGACGGGATTCGTCGGCAGCGCGGTAGAGAGCCGGCTGGGCTTGAGCGTCGGCGATGCGTCGGTGGCGGGGGTGCTGTCAGATGACGGGATCGACGCCGGCGCGCTGGAGGCCGGGGCGTATGACGGCGCGGTCGTGACGCTGTTCCTGGTGAACTGGCAGGATGTTGTGCAGCGCGTGGTGCTGGCGGAGTCGTCGATCGGCGAGGTGAAGCGGCGGGGCCAGGCCTTCGAGGCCGAACTGCGGTCGGTGTCGGCGCAGCTGAATGTGCCGGTGGGGCGGACCTATCAGCCGGTCTGCGATGCGGTGCTGGGCGATGCGCAATGCGGGGTGGATGTGGCCTCGTTCGGCGCAGCGGCGACCGTGGTGTCGTCCGTAGACGGACGGGTATTGATGGTGTCGGGGCTGGAGGCTTTCGATGATGGATGGTTCGCGCTGGGGCGTCTGACGTGGACGAGCGGGGCGAATGAAGGTTTGACCGCCGAGGTGCGCGGGCATGGCGGGGCGGAGATCGAGCTGTGGCGGGCGGCGCCGTATGCGGTCGAAGCGGGCGACACGGCTGTAATGGTCGCCGGGTGCGACAAGCGGTTCGCGACGTGTCGCGCGAAGTTTTCCAACGGGCTGAATTTTCGCGGGTGTCCGCATATGCCGGGCAATGACTGGGTGACGTCGTATCCGGCGACCGGCGAACGGCTGGATGGGTCGAGCCTGACATCATGAGCGACACACAGGAACTGAGGGCGCGCGCGGTGCAGGCTGCGCGCGGGTGGATCGGCACGCCCTGGGCCCATCGGGCCAGCCTGCGCGGGGCGGGGGCGGATTGCCTGGGGCTGGTGCGCGGCGTGTGGCGCGCGCTGTATGGCCGGCAGGCGGCGCCGCCGCCGGTCTATGCGGATGACTGGGCGGCGGGCGGTGATGCGAACCTGCTGGAGGCGGCGCTGGCGCGGCATCTGGGGCCGGTGACGCTGGATGAGGCGCAGCCGGGGGACGTGATGCTGTTCCGGCTGATGGGCAGTGTGGCGTCGCATTGCGGCGTGCTGAGCCGCGAAGGGCGGATGATCCATGCCTATGCCACGCGCGGCGTGGTGGAGACGCCGCTGGGCCCATGGTGGATGCGGCGGCGCGTGGCGGCGTTCCGGTTTCCTGAGATTGAAGAGGGCTGAGCATGGCGACCCTGGTTCTGGGACTAGCCGGGCAGGCGCTGGGCAATGCGCTGCTGCCGGCCGGCGTGCAGCTGTTCGGACAGACGATCACGGGCGCGGCCATCGGCGGGGCGATCGGGGCGTATGCGGGCTCGCAGGTGGACGCGATGCTGCGCGGTTCGGCCCGCGTGCAGGGTCCGCGGCTGAGCGAATTGCATGTGCAGGCCTCGACCGAAGGCGCGCCGGTGCCGCGCGTGTGGGGCGCGGCGCGGCTGGCCGGTCAGGTGATCTGGGCGACGCGGTTTGCCGAGAGCGCCTCGACGCGCGGCGGAGGCAAGGGCGGGAGCCATGTGACCGAGTACAGCTACTCGGCCAGTTTCGCGGTGGGCTTGTGCGAGGGCGTGATCGGCGGCATCGGGCGGGTGTGGGCCGATGGCAAGGACCTGGCGCTGGATGGCGTGACGATGCGTGTGCATCTCGGGACCGAAAACCAGATGCCCGACCCGCTGATCGCGGCGGTGGAGGGGGCGGAGAACGCGCCGGCCTATCGCGGCCTTGCCTATGTCGTGTTCGAGGACCTGGCCCTGGAGCCGTTCGGCAATCGCGTGCCGCAGCTGTCGTTCGAGGTGATGCGGCCGGTGGCTGAAGGTGGCGGCGGGCTGGCTGAAATCGTGGAAGCCGTGTGCCTGATCCCCGGATCGGGCGAGTTCGCGCTGTCGACGACGAAGGTGCTGCGCGATGCCGGGCGCGGCGCGTGCGTGGCGGAGAACGTCAACAATAGGACGGGCGTGAGCGACATAGAAGCATCGCTAGACCAGCTGCAGGCGCAGCTGCCGAACGTGAAGCGTGTAGCGATTGTGGTGAGCTGGTTCGGCGACGATCTGCGCTGCGGCGTGTGCCGCATCAGGCCGGGTGTGGAGATCGCGGAGAAGCGCACCCATCCGTTGGACTGGAGTGTGGCTGGCATCGGTCGCGAGGATGCCTATGTGGTGAGCGCGACAGACGGCCGCCCGAACTATGGCGGAACGCCGAGCGATGCCTCGGTGCTGGAGGCCATCGCAGCGCTGAAGAGCCGGGGCATTGAGGTGATGCTGTATCCCTTTGTGCTGATGGATGTGCCGCCTGAGAACGGGCTACCCGATCCTTATGGCGGGACGGAGCAGGCGGCGTTTCCCTGGCGCGGGCGGGTAACGTGTCATCCCGCGGCGGGCGTCGCCGGCAGCGTGGACAGGACGGGTGCGGCGGCGGGTCAGGTGGACGCGTTCTTCGATGGAGAGTGGGGGCTCAGCCGCATGGTGCTGCACTATGCGGCGCTGGCGGCGGAGGCGGGCGGCGTCGACGCGATCCTGATCGGCAGCGAGCTGCGCGGGGTGACGACCGTCAGGTCATCGACGAGCGTCTATCCCGCTGTGGCGAAGATGAGGGCCCTGGCGGCGGATGTGCGGGCGATCGTCGGTGCGGGGACGGCGATCTCGTACGCCGCCGACTGGACGGAATGGTTCGGGCACCAGCCGGCGGATGGCACGGGCGATGTCCATTTCCATCTCGATCCTCTGTGGGCGGATGACGACATCGATTTCATCGGCATTGACAGTTACGCGCCGCTCGCGGACTGGCGCGAGGGGACCGGGCATCTTGACTTCGGCCTGAGCCAGACCGGGTCGATGCATGATTTGGACTATCTGAAGGCCGGCATCGAAGGCGGCGAGGGCTATGACTGGTACTATGCCGGCGATGCGGCGCGCGTGGCGCAGACACGGGTTGCGATCACCGACGGCGCCTATGCCAAGCCATGGGTGTTCCGGCCGAAGGACATTCGCAACTGGTGGCTGAACGCGCATGTCGACCGGCCGGGCGGGGTGGAGGGTGCGGCGACCGCGTGGGTGCCGCAGTCGAAGCCGATCCGCTTCACCGAGATCGGCTGCCCGGCTGTCGACAAGGGTGCGAACCAGCCGAACGTGTTCTTCGATCCGAAATCGTCGGAGAGCGCGCTGCCATGGTTTTCCAGCGGCGCGCGCGACGACCTGATGCAGGCGCGGTTCATCGAGGCGCTGTTGGGCTACTGGCGGGATCCGGCGCTGAACCCGATGTCACCGGTATATGGCGCTGCGATGATCGATGTCGGCCGGGCGCATGTGTGGGCCTGGGATTCCAGGCCGTATCCGGACTGGCCGTTGCGCGAGCATGTCTGGGCGGATGGGCCTCTGTGGCGGGTGGGGCACTGGCTGAACGGGCGGGCCGGCGTCGCGCCGCTGGGCGAGATGGTGAGCGAGATCTGCGCGCGGGCGGGTGTCAGCGATGTCGATGTCTCGGGCCTGCGGGGCGGGTGCGCCGGCTATGCGCTGGACCGGGTGATGAGCGCCCGCGAGGCTCTGTCGCCGCTGATGGACGCGTTCGCGTTCGATGCAGCCGACAGTGGCGGGCGGCTGAGATTTTTCCACCGCGGCGACGGTGCGGCCATTGCTGTCGATCGTCTGGCTGAGCGCGAGGACGGGGCGGGCGCTGTCGTGGAGGTGACGCGGGCAGAGACGGGCGCTCTGCCGATGGCCGTGCGCGTGTCGTATGTCGATCCGCTGGCGGAGTATCGCGTCGCATCCGTCGAGGCGCGCCTGACAGCACCGCGATCGGCCAAGCTGATGCAGATTGACCTGCCCATAGCGATGGGCGGCCAAGAGGCGGAGGGGGTGGCTGCGCGGGTGCTGCACGAGGCGTGGACGTCTGGAGAGTCCGCCTCGTTTGCTGTGCCGCCCAGCCTGATCGCGCTGGAGCCGGGCGATGTCGTGACTGTGGAGGCCGGAGGGCGCGACTGGACGGGGCGGATCACCCAGCTGGCCGAGGACGGCGTCAGGCTGGTCGAGGCCGGGCGGCTGGAGAGGCAGATCCATCGGGCGGTGGGGGCCAGGCTTGAGGGCGCGCTGTCCGATGTGCCGCCGGTCTATGGCCCGGCTATGGTGACGGCGCTGGACATCGATGCTGAGGGACTGATGCTGGCGGCGTTTGCCGAGCCATGGCCGGGCGTTGTGGCGGTGGCACGAAGAGAGGGCGCAGAGGGGTCGTATCGCGAGGCGGCGCGGCTGAACCGGCGGGCGGTGACGGGCGAGACGGCTTCAGTGCTACGGCGTGGCGCGCCGCATCGCTGGGATCGCGGCAATCATCTGGATGTGCTGCTGTATGGCGGCTCGTTGGCGGCGGCGACCGAGGCGCAGGTTCTGGAGGGCGCGAACCGGGTGGCGGTGGAGACATCAGCCGGCGTGTGGGAGGTGATCCAGTTCGCGGACGCAGAGCTGATCGCGCCGCAGACATGGCGGTTGAGCACGCTGCTGCGCGGTCAGGCGGGAACCGAGCGGGCGATTGCAGACGCGTTGCCGGCCGGCGCCAGGTTCATACTGCTGGACGAGGCCGTGCGGCAGGTCGGGATCGCGCCGGAGGAGACGGGTGAAGTTCATCTGCGCCACGGCCCCGCGCATCTGCCGGTGACCGACATCGCCGCGGTCGAAGAGACGCTGGACTATGCAGCACTGGCGAGGCTGCCCTGGACGCCGTGCCAGATCGGGGCGCGGCGCGAGGCGAGCGGCGATGTGACGATCGGCTGGATCCGCCGCGCGCGCGACGATGCCGGACGCTGGGCCGGTCTGGAGGTCAGCCTGGGCGAGGAGCGCGAGGCGTATCGCGTGGAGGTGATGGACGGGTCGTCCGTGCTGCGGACGATTGAGTGCGATACGCCGTCGCTCGTCTACGGCCTGGCGGCGCAGACCGCGGACTGGGGCGGGCTGGCGCCATCTCCGCTGGCGCTGCGCGTGGCGCAGGTCTCTCCGCGCTTCGGGGCCGGGTTCGCGGCGGCGGCAACAGTCAACATCTGAACGACAGGATATCTCATGGCCGAAACGGCACATTTGAAACTGCCCGTGCTGGAAGCCGGGCAGGCGCAGAAGCATGTCACGGTGAACGAGGCGCTGGCGATGCTGGATGCGCTGGTCCAGCCGAGCGTGCTGGACGCAGACAGGACGATGCCGCCGGCGTCTCCCGCTGAAGGCGATCGCCATATCGTGGCTGCAGGCGGGGCGGGCGCCTGGAGCGGCAGGGATCACCGGATCGCGGTCCGTTCGGGCGGGGCATGGGTGTTCCATGACCCCGCCGAGGGATGGCAGGTCTGGGATCAGTCGGCGGACGCAAGTCTGCGCTGGACTAGCGCGGCGTGGAGCGGCGCGGTGTCGCTGCCGGCCGGAAGCGCGGCCGCTCCCGCAATTGCCCTGGGTGGAGGTGGAACGGGTCTGTTCGGCAAGGCCGCAGGTCAACTGGGGATCGCGACAGGCGGCGCCCAGGCCGGGTGGATCGACCACAACGGTCTGCATGTCGGCACGCCGTCGTCCAGCTTCGCCGGTTCCATGCACGCCTATCGCACCGGCGGCGACAGCGTCGCGATCAGCCTGCAGGGCGAGGCGGCCTCCGGGGTGATCGCCTATCGCATGAGCGCGAACAGTTCAGGACCGATCTTCCAGCTCTACAAGGGGCGCGGCTCGTGGGCTGCAGCCGCGTTTCCGAACGCAGGCGACGTGCTGGGCGATTTCCTGTTCGGAATGCTGTCGTCAGCCTCGTCAGAAAGCGCCCCGATTGTGCTGCAGGCTGCCCGGATGAGGGCGCGCGCCGTTGCCACGTCACCGTCTGCGACAGACGCGGAGAGCGAGATCGTCTTCGCGCTGTGCGGCGCAGGCAGCACCACGCTGGCCGACACGGTCGCGATCCGGCGCTCGACGGGCGTTTCATATGACGGCGGCGTGGTGATCGACCAGAACCGCATTCTGCGCGACCGTGTCTATGCGCTTGCGGGATTGCCTGCGCCAGGGACCGCAGGGCGGAATGTCGGTGTGTCGGATCTGGGCGGCGGCGCGGGACGCCTGTACGACAACGGCGCTGCCTGGGTCAGGCTGGGCGATGGCGGGCACGGGGTGATCGCCACGGACGCCCCAGCGACGCTGACGGTGCTGACCAGCGCCGTGAACATCCGCCATACGGGCACGCTGACCGCCGACCGGACGATCGCCCTGTCGGCCAGCAATACCTATGCCGGCGCGCGGTTCCGCGTGACGCGCACGGGCGGCGGCGCGTTCAATCTGTCCGTAGGCGGACTGAAGCCGCTCGCCACGAACACCTGGGCCGAGGTGGTCCATGACGGAACGGCGTGGACGCTGGCCGCCTTCGGTACGCTTTAGGAGACATCATCATGACGTTTGAACTGTCCCGCGCCTCGCGCGCGAAGCTTGCGGGCGTACATCCCGACCTCGTGCGCGTGGTGGAGCGCGCGATCACCCTGACCCAGGTGGACTTTCGCGTCATCGAGGGTCTGCGCACGCCGGCGCGCCAGGCTCAGCTGGTGGCGGCGGGCGCCTCGGGCACGATGAACTCGCGCCATCTGACGGGCCACGCCGTCGATCTTGGCGCGCTGGTGGCAGGGCGCATCCGCTGGGACTGGCCGCTCTACGACCAGATCGCCATCGCGATGAAACAGGCGGCTGCCGATCTAGACGTTGCGCTGGAATGGGGCGGCGACTGGCGGCGCCTGAAAGACGGACCGCATTTTCAACTGCGCTGGCGGGCCTATCCGGCAAGCGGCGCGTAAGGAGGGAAGACCATGGAAACGATTGCAGTCTTTGTATCGCAGATCGCTTCGACATTGCCGGACTGGATCGCCGCTGCGCTGGCCGTGGTGACCGCAGCCTCGGCCATCACCGCGCTGACGCCGTCGCCGGTTGACAATGCATGGCTGGGACGCGTGAGGCGCATACTGGAGGCTTTGGCGCTGAACGTCGGCCATGCACGGCCGGGCCAGACCAAGGCGGCGCAGTCCGAAGAGAACTAG